CCATGTCATTTATCCGAAGTCACTTGTAACTTGTCTCAGCCTATTTCGTACAGATAATGCCTCCCGTAAATCCGGCGAAAAATTTTCTGCAAAATTTTAGGAAACGTACTGGTAGAGAGCTATGTCGAAAAGTCTGATGTAACACTTGACATGTACGTGTCAACGGGTATCCTCTGCTATACTTATTATTACTGCGTCTACGTGAAATGACAGACAGCAACACCACGAGAATCCCTTGATGGGATTCTGTTACAGCAGTAATTGAACGAACGTGAAATTCACGTAGGGATAGATATCCTTGAAGATTGACCCTTCGCTGCTTTCGACCGTAGATCAGTTACCCGCTGATAAACAGAAAGAAATCTTGGACTTGCTGACATCGTTAGATGCCGCAAAAAAGAGAGAGGCGGCGCGGGATGGGTTCATGGACTTTGTCAGGTACATGTGGCCAGCATTCATTGAGGGTAGGCATCACAAGATCATGGCAGATGCGTTTGAACGCATAGCCAGTGGTGACCTGAAGCGGCTTATCGTGAATATGCCGCCCAGACACACCAAATCAGAATTTGCGTCTTATCTTCTGCCAGCTTGGTTTCTGGGACAGTACCCAGAGAAGAAGATAATACAGACAGCCCATACTGCTGAGTTGTCAGTAGGATTCGGTCGGAAGGTTCGTAACCTCGTCGATGACCAAGACTTCAAAAAGGTTTTTCCTAAGTTGGCTTTGAGGGCCGACTCTAAAGCCGCTGGCCGCTGGAGTACCAATAAAGGTGGTGAATACTTCGCTATCGGTGTTGGTGGTGCTGTAACTGGTAAGGGCGCTGACCTGCTCATCATTGATGACCCCCATAGTGAGCAGGAAGGACAGAGCATTGACCCCTCTGTCTTTGACAAGACTTATGAATGGTACACATCCGGCCCTCGCCAACGTCTTCAACCCGGAGGCGCTATAGTCATCGTCATGACGCGATGGCACATGCGCGATCTGACCGGAAAGATAATCAAGGCATCCACGCAACGTGAGGGTGTCGATGATTGGGAACTTATTGAGTTCCCTGCGCTCATGCCGTCAGGTAACCCCCTGTGGCCTGAGTTCTGGAGCATCAGCGAGCTGGAAGCGCTACGCAGCGAACTGCCAGCCTCGAAGTGGAATGCCCAGTATCAACAGACCCCGACCGCTGAGGAAGGGGCGCTGGTCAAGAAGGAGTGGTGGAATGTCTGGGAAGATGACCAACCACCCCCTTGTGACTTCGTCATCCAGTCTTGGGATACGGCATTTCTCAAGACCGAGAGGGCAGACTACTCCGCCTGTACCACATGGGGCGTGTTCTACGCGCCTGATGACGAGGGCAGGAGCAGACCAAATATCATTCTCCTAGATGCGTACAAGGAGCGGCTGGAGTTCCCAGAACTCAAGAAAGTCGCTTACGAAATGTACATGGAGATGAAGCCGGACGCTTTTATAGTGGAGGCCAAGGCGGCAGGAACGCCTTTGATATTTGAGCTTCGCGCAATGGGTATACCTGTAGCGGAATACACCCCGACCCGTGGCAATGACAAGATTGCGAGAGTTAACGCTATTGCTGACTTGTTTGCATCAGGCGTTGTATGGTGTCCCGAAACCCGATTTGCCGAAGAAGTGGTCAGCGAGTTTGCGGCTTTCCCCGCAGGAGAACACGATGACCTTGTAGACTCATCCACTCAGGCACTTCTAAGATTCAGGCAGGGCGGCTTTCTAAGCCTGTATTCTGACGAAGAAGACGAGCCTACATACAAGAGAACAGCAGACTATTACTAATGCTCTCTGACAAAGAAAAAGAAAAAATTAAGAACGAGATACGTTCGTGGTCCAGAGAACAACTGGAGCCACCTAATCCTGATTTCAACAATATCCCGGCTTGTCCCTACGCCAAGAAGGCATGGGACGACAAGAAAGTAAAATTTGCTTTCAAGACCGAACTCTACGATAACGATGTTATCTATGAGTACATCGAGAACTGGGATGACAGCGTCGATCTGGTTATCTTGGTAGATACCAACTTTGTGGAAGAGACTGAAGACTTCCACGATAACTTGGACTTTATCAACGAGAACATCTCAGACGGCTGCTTCGGAGAGAAAGACTTTTGGGTCATGGGTTTCCATCCTTACGATGATGCCAATGAGCTGATCGATGACGGCTCTTTCGAGGGCGAAAGTGAAACTGAATACGCGATAGTGTTTATACAGAGGCTTTCCAAGCTAGAAATAGCATCGGAAAAATTAATCAATCAGGGTTATTACAAGACTTATTTCGATACATACGACGTGAGCGAAATGTACGCCGTGCGTAAAGAATTCTACAGGAGACTGAAAGATGAAGAAGTCAGGTCCATTTAAGAAAAAGGGCGGTATGCGCGGTGGCGGTATGGCCAAAAAGAAAACAGGTATGCGTGGCGGGGGTATGACCCCAGCCAAGAAGAAAGCGGGCATGCGCGGCGGTGGGATGACCAAGAAGAAGACCGGAATGATGGGCGGTGGTATGGCCAAGAAATCCGGTCCCATGAAGAAAAAGACCATGATGAAGAAGGGCGGCATGGCAAAGAAGTCTGGCCCTATGAAGAAGAAGGTCATGAAGAAAGGGGGTATGGCTAAAAAAGCTGGCCCAAAAAAGGGAATGCGTAACGGCGGTTCTACGCGAAAGCGTAACCTCCGTGATGAAGAAGCTAGAGTTATTAGCAGGCAGGATAACGCTGCCGATGAGATGCGCCGTGTAAGAAGGCGCACTCCACGAGACGCTCAGGAGCGCATGGACAAGCGTTCCGAGATGAGGAGGGTTGGCGCAAGAGAGCGTGATGCTCGCGACGAAATGGCTCGTCTGCGCCGTAAAGCGGTAGACATGGGCATGAACAAGGGCGGAAAGACGCAAGGCTATAATGACCGTCTTGATGAATCCTTGGGAATGCGTAACCGTAAGGCCAAGCCAAAGCCTGCCATGTCAAACAAGATACCTCAGCACAAGCGCATGGCTATGGGCGAGAATGTCTTGACTGGCAAGATGATGAAGAAAGGTGGTCAGACCATGAAAAGCCGCAGGAAAGAAAGCGAAGGCATGGAGAAATCTATGGGTCGCAGGAAGTTTGCTGCTGTTGGCACAATGGACAAAGGCCGCAAGATGATGAAGAAGGGTGGTCGCACTGCCACTACCGCAGTCAAGCTGAACATGGGCGCACCTCAAGTGCGAACAGTTACAGCTCGTGGAATGGGAGCTGCCACTAAAGGCGGTCAGTTCAGAGAAAATACCTAATGGCTGTCGAAAAGGCTTTCTACACTAACGGCGCTCCGCCAGTTAGCCCTAATGAAATCGAGATAGAGATCGTTAATCCTGAAGAGGTTAACATCGCTGCCGATGGCATGGAGATGAGCATCGACTTTGATGCTGGCCCTGCCATGTCTCACGGGGCTAATCTAGCTGAGTATATGGATGAGAACGATCTCATTACCTTGGGTAGTGAGCTTGTTGGCCTCTACAACGCCGACAAAGAAAGCCGTCATGACTGGGAAGAGTCCTACATAAAAGGACTTGATCTTCTGGGCATGAAGTTCGAAGACAGAACGACTCCTTGGGACGGAGCCTGCGGCGTGTTTCACCCAATGCTGAGTGAAGCCGTCGTCAGGTTCCAGTCGCAAACCATTATGGAGATATTTCCCGCGAGCGGCCCAGCAAAAACGGCCATCGTGGGAGAGCTGACTGACGAAAAGGTCAAGCAGGCACAACGAGTTCAGGATTATCTGAACTATATGATGACTGTCAAGATGCCTGAGTACAGGACAGAGACAGAGAAGCTGCTTTTTTCCCTGCCCATTGCTGGGTCGGCATTCCGAAAAGTCTATTACGATGAGAATCTTGGCAGGGCATGCTCCATGTTTGTCCCTGCTGAGGACTTTGTAGTCAGCTATGGCGCTGCTGATCTGGAAACAGCGGAACGTGCGACCCATGTAATGAAGAAATCCTCTAACGAGGTGCTGAAATTACAGCAAAAAGGCTTCTATCGTGACGTGGAACTGCCCGCTCCGGCCCCAGATACCACTGAAATTGCCGCAAAGTACAGCAAACTGACGGGTGACAACCCAAATTATGAGGTAGACAACAGGCATACGCTGCTTGAAATGATGGTCAACGTGGATTTGGCCGGGTTTCAGGACTTGCTTGATGGCGAACCAACCGAGATTGGCTTGCCCTACGTCATTACTATTGACAAGTCATCCAATATTATCCTTTCGATCCGTCGAAACTGGCGAGAATCTGACGCTCTCAAGCTAAAGCGTCAACATTTCGTTCATTATCAGTATTTACCCGGACTTGGCTTCTACGGATTTGGCCTAGTCCACATGATTGGTGGCCTAACCAAGTCAGCCACGTCTCTTTTGCGCCAATTAGTTGACGCAGGAACGCTTGCAAACCTTCCGGGCGGCTTAAAATCGCGTGGTTTGCGAATAAAAGGCGACGATTCGCCGATAATGCCCGGAGAATTCCGCGATGTGGACGTTCCCGGCGGTATTATCCGCGATAACATCACATTTTTGCCGTACAAAGAGCCATCTTCTGTGCTTTATCAGATGCTTCAGGAGATTGTGCAGGATGGCAGACGATTTGCCTCTGCTGCTGACGTAAAAGCAGCGGATATTAACGGGGAAGCGCCCGTTGGCACGACTCTTGCGCTCTTAGAGCGCGAAATGAAGGTGCTGAGCGCGGTTCAGGCGCGTGTTCATGCGTCCATGAAGGAAGAATTGCAGATTCTCTGCGATATCGTGGCGGATTACGGGCC